AATGTTTGACTCCTCAGTATAGCTTGAAGTGTTACGTCTGAATTCAAACTCAATAAATGGATCAGCTCCACCTACTAAGTCTAAAGTGTCAATCAAGTAATCATCAGCTGGATCAACTGACAATGTAGTCATGTCAACATTGTCTTGTTGATTGACGTAAAATTTATAGATACCACCAGTGTTGTTGTCACAAGACTTTTGGATCGTTTGGAGTGCATCACATGCCATTTTGTTTATGTTTTAAAAGTGAAAAAATAGGAGGACACTTACTGCCCTCCATTATTAATGTTAGTCAAAACATACATTGTATACAACAATCTCTGCAGGGTTTGTGTAGTGGAAACCAGCTTTCATGTTAGCACGAGTTCTCAAGTAAGGCTCAGCTACAGTGTCAGATAAGTTCACAGCTCTCAATGCTTTTGAGTCACCTTCAGCATCAAATGCGTATACTAGGTTGTTTTTCAAAGTCAATACGATAGTGTTGTCAGGCATACCTTCACATACTACTACATTGATTCCTAAGAATGTCAAGCCTAATGGTAAAGTCACATAAGTTTGTGTGTTACCTTGTGCTGCTTTCAACTCATAAGCATTAGCTACATTTGTTGATACATACAATCTTAATTCTGATTTTTTACGTACAATTGAAGCTGGTGCAGCGTTAACTACAGCCTCTAATACTGTCAATACATTTGAAGTAGAGATAGCTCCTGAATATAAACCAGCTGCTAAGCCTTCATCACCACATAATTGAACTAAGTAACCATTACAAAGGCCTAACAATGCATCTTCTGATGCGATATCACCTTGCCATCTTAACAACTCTAAGTCTTGACCAATAACATTAGCCATTTCATTCCAGTAGTAAGACATAAAAGATGCTACAGTGAAGTCACCATTTGAGCCTTGAGACATTTGAAGAGCTAAGAAAGACTGCTCTAAGTCAAATTGACAAAGTTGAGCCATAGCTGATAAAGGACATACATCAATGTCAATAGCATCTAATGAGTCAGTAGGAGCATTGAAGTTACAAGTAGATGCTTGTAATAAGCTACCAAAAGTTACATTAGCTAACTTAGTTTTGCTTTTGATACCTGGTAAAGTTCTAAAGTTGTTAGCAATATCAGGGCTAGATAAATAAGCCTTAGAGTAAAACTCATCTGGGTTTGCACACAAAAGTGCATTTGTTTCGATGTCTAGATCGAATTTTAGGTTACGTGTCATTTTATTTTGATTTTGAAAATTTTACAAATTCTTTAAATTTTTCGTGTGCAGTTAATGCAACACTAGCTACTTCTTCTTCAGTCTCTACCGCTATAGATTCTTCAATTTGATTTTTTAATCCAGCTATCATAGCAATAACTGAATTCATGTGCTCCTCTAATAAAGGACGTACAATAGCAATAATAGCTTCAGCATCTACAGCTGGGTCAATAGCCATAGCTACTTCTTCTGTTTCAGCTTCTTCTGTAGCTTGAGCCTCAGCATCAGCCACTTCTTCTTCCACAGCTGGATCAACTGATAACTCAGCCTCCATTTCTGTAGGTAAATCTTTAATCTCAACAACTTCTCCGTCAGCTATGACATAGATTTTGTCTCCGATTACATGCTCTCCGTCAGGTAATTTCATAGTATTTAATTTAATTTGTTCCGATAATTTCATGCCAAGAAAGCCCTCAATAGAATAACCAATTTGACCAGACTCTACAAGCTCATCATAGTAAGCTCTATCTGTCACTTGACTATTCAACATCAATGTACCTTTTGGTACTTCAATGCCATAAGTTGTGAATGCCTTGTCAGTTTTAGGACTATCAACTATCCAAGCCTCTAGGATGTATGCTGGTACTTTTTGTTCAGCATTATGCTCTAGATTAAAGATGTCCTTGTTTTGTAGATTCTGCATGAACTTAGAATGAATAGCCTCAATTACTTCTTCTGTGAATTGAACATCATACTCCTCACCATCCTCATCTTTACGATAGATGTTCATAGGAATCATTGCTGGTGCAACAACTCTCATTTTAACATCATCCTTGAAAGCCATAGCTACATGAGAATTGAATGCCATACCTTTAACCTTTATAGCTGGCTTAGATGTGAAAGCAATCATTTCTATGCCTAAGTTTTCACCGTCAGCATACTCATCCTCAATTGTAATTTTATAGACTGGTCTATCCATGCCTATATTGTAAAAGTTCTTATATTTGTTAAAAATTAAAATCTATGGTAACAATATTAGGCAAAGAAGTACCTAATCAATTGAATGAGTTAACGGTACAACAGTTTGAAACAATCACCACTATTCATGGTAAAGTAGAACTGGATGCAATTGACAAGCATTTAGAAGTGTTTGAATTCTTAGGAGTTCCTACTATTGACTTTGATGCAGTTGAGATTGAAGAATTTAAAGAAATAGTAAGAGCTTTCAATGAGATTCAATCAAAGCCTGAGCTAGTGAACACACTAGAAATGGATGGTTATACTTATGTTGCATTTGATGACAAGTTCAAACTATCAGTAAAAGACACTAAGCACATTGAGAAAATCATGAACTCTAGACACAAAGGCTATATCTCAGAAATGTTAGCAGTGTTATTCAAACGTACTGACTTAACAAAAGCTGAGCACTATGTAGATGCACACATCAAACTGAAAGCTAAGTTAATTAGAGAGTTGAAAGCTGAGCTAGCAGTTCCATACCTGGTTGAAATTGGTCAGAAGTTATCTAAACAAATACCAAAAGATGCACCTACCGAAATCATGGAGTGAAATAGATGTCTTTCAATACAAAGAAGTAAGAGATTTATATAGCATTGAAGAAGTATTTAGTAGAGAAATTGAGATACTATCCGCACTAGCAGATATAAACTCTGAAGACATTGAAGACTTAGATATTGAAGAAGTTACTGTGATGCTTGCTGATATCAAGTACATTAATTCAGAGCCTTCTAAGAACTTTAAAAGACAGCTTGATGACTACCACTACAAGCCACTAGATAAGTTAACCATTGGTGAGTACATTGACCTTGAGTTCTACTTCTCAAAGGACTACAATAAGCATATTGGTCACATTGCATCCATTGTTTATAGACAAAAATCCACAAATGAATGGGGTGTGACTATCTATGAGCCGTATGCCTTCAGTCCAAGAGATAGACATGAGCTGTTTGATGAGTATAAAATCAATGATATCTATGGAATTGTACCTGAGTTCATATCTTTTAGAGAAAACTTCATGGACACCTACGGCAACCTATTCCATGATGAGAGTGATAGTGATGAGGAAGAGGATAAGCCTACTACTTCTCAGGAGTCTAAGGACTTAAAGCTCAAGAAAAGTGAAATGAAATGGGGATGGGAAAGATTAATCTACAGCCTATGCAATGAAGACTTGACTAAATTTGATGATGTCACCAACTTACCACTAATTATGACCTTCAATATGTTAGCCATGAAGAAGGAACTTAATTTATAACTGGCTAGTAAAGGTCAATGGTGCATCAAAGCTACCAGCAATCGGCTCAAAGGTGTAGATAATAGAACGTTTCTCACCTAGTATTCTAGCAACATCTAAGATAGGATAACGCTTAGTCATCCACTCAGTATATTGAGCATAGATTTCTGTGGTTATTCCTTGAGCATCAAGCTCTTTTGTGAACTTTTTACATAGATCAAAAGGTAGCATATTGACTGTACCATTGTTTAAGAATCCAAAATAGTACATTGCTATAATTTGAATCTCAAGCTCACCTAATGCTGGTACTTTTGCATTGATACGTATAGATTCATATAGAGCACCAGTGTCAATCAATGACTGCTGATTTATGATACCTTGTAGTATCTTTTGCATCTTTCTCCTAGTAGGATAGAGCACATTGAATACTCCAGCGTTAGTGTATGCCATTAGTCTAGTGGTATTGGTGGTACATAAGGGCTCAAAGGTATTTCTAATAAATACGCGTATTCAGTTGTTGCTATGTCAACTTCATCTGAGCTACTCAAAAATAAGAAATATACTTCATTAATATCTTGAACAAAGTTAAAAAAAGTATCTGAGTCAAAGAATACACCTTGTAAATCTTTAGCTGTTTCTGTTGTTACTATTCTACCTTCTATCATACTTGTCTACCTAAAGTTGTGTTAAACGCTTGTACTGCTGTGTAAAGGTTAGCTATTTCAGTTGAATTTAAAGTGTCTCCAAAATAAACAAATGCCATTTCTCTACTGTCATAAGATTGTATTCCTCCTGTAGTGTTTCTTGCTCCAATAGCAACATTAACATTTATTGCTGTATTTAGCGTTGTAGGGGATGCCGTTCTAATTAAACTCCCATTTCTAAAAAGTTGCGTTTGTGTAGCACCAGTTTTTGAAACAACAAACAATCCTCTAGTATCTGTAACAAAAATTCCATAACCATTAAGTATGAAATTGTTAGCACAAAAATAAGTGTCGTTGTTCGTAAATTTAGGTGTTATTTGCAAACCCTCAAATGAAGTACTACTGACAGCTCCAAATGATGCACCAGTTGTTAGTGTATTGTCTCTGATATAAGCACCCGCTGATACATTTGTCCCTGTTGTTTGAGTAGATAAATTGAAAAAACTATTGGCAAAAGCTGTTGTTCCGTTTCCTTTAAATCCCGTTGCTGAATGTGTCCAACCCGTTGAAAAAGTTAATCTAAATGCTGCATCTAAATCTCTTGGGTCTTTAAGATTGAATTTATGACTGCTTGCCGTGCCACCTACAATTGGATAAATAGCCTTCATTTTAGTCCAAATTCCATACGCTTTTAAATCACTAACTAAAGTTATAATTGCACTTTGTTGTGTTGGGTCAGTTATTCCAGCCGCTGTGATAAATGCTTGTGCATCGTCAACTGTTTTTGGCATTAAAGAGATTAGGCTTCTGTACATGTCCCTACAATATCAAATTTAGTATCTGTTGAATTGTAAATGCAACCAATATAAGTTGTTTTATTTGCCGTTGTTGTTGTCGGTGCGGTAACTCCTATTGCTCTGAAATTAGTTCCATAAGCAATTGACCTTGCAGTGCCATTGTCTTTAATTCTTATAATCAAAGATTGTCCTTCAACAAATGCACCAGTAGGGTTAGCTAGTGTAAGTCCAACCGCTTGAGCTGTAATTGTTACTATGTCATTTGTATTAACTGCTGTTACTGTAGCACTAGATGTTACTGTCTGAACTCGTGGATTTAAAAACGTTTGGTCACCAGTATTCGTTCCACTTGTATTTCCAATTACGGTTAAATTTGCATCTGTTACATAACGCTTGTTTAAGCTATCTGCTATATCTGCCGTTGTTGCATCTGCTCCAGATGTGACCAACCCTTTTGCATCGTAAGTAATTTTGGTCTTTGTTGCTCCCGTAATTGCTGTATTTGATGCCACCTTGCCATTGAATGTAGTCCAATCAGCTGAGCTCAATGCACCTCTATTAGTAGCAGATGCTGTAGGTAGATTGAATGTGTGAGTAGATGTAGCTGAACTGATTGCAAAGTCAGTGCCACTTGTACCTACTGCTAAGTTCTGTACCTGAGCTGTCAATCCATTCAATGCTGTTAAGCCAGTTGAGAAGGTAGTTATTATCTGACTAAGATGATTGTCTTCTGTGTGAAGTGTTATTGTTCTACCACTATGAGTGACATATATCCTCACAGCTAATCTATCTGTAAGAGCTAAGGTAGTCTGTGGTACTGCTAATGCTGTTAGATACAAGTCTATTACTGTGCCTCCAGTGA